ATTGATTACTATGAAAATGTAGGAGAACCCTTATCTCATTATTCGAAATATATTAAAGAAAAAGATTATAACTATGAAACCCATTTTTTCCCTCCTGACATAGAGGTAAGAGAATGGCAAAGCGGGATTAGGAGAAAACAGGCAGCAGAAGAACAGGGAATTAAACCTATTCAGGTTAATGAACAGATTGCCAAAGATTACCAGCACGAGTTAGTGAGAGGGTTGCTTCCAAGATGTATTTTCGATGAGGGAAAATGTAGAGTGGGATTAGAGAGATTAGAAAATTATCATAAACATTATAATAATTCGTTAGAATGTTACACCAATGACCCAGAACACGATATTAACTCTCACGGAGCAGATGCCTTTGCACAATTGATAATTGGTATAAAACAAATGGAGTTAAATTCAAGTATTAATAAAAGTTATAACGAGGATGCTAATTTAGACTATATCAGAAAGCATTCGAATCGATATTCAGGATTATAAGAAAGGGGGAGATATATGTACGAAAAATTATTAGAACAATTAGAAGCTGTAATTAATAATGGAGTAAATGAATTAGTTGATATTAAATGGGAAGTAATATCCGAAGTATTAGATTGTATAATTAAAGTCAAGACCATCCAGGCCATGGATACATCGGCAGGACTAATCAGGGAAAGTAGAAAAGTTTTAAATAATTAAAGATTATCGGGGGAGTTAGGAATGGTAATTAATGGTAAAAAAGAAGAAGGAAGAGGTAAAGACTAAAGGCGAATCCCTTGTGGAATTTGTATTAAATCGTTTCAATTACTCCAAAAACAATTTAGCTGACCGACATGCCCAATGGAAAGAATATTATGATGATTACCGGGGTACTCGCTCCACCCTTAAAGAGGATTGGCAATCTAACTATGTAATTACTTCTTTGAAAGAAGCAATCCGCACTAAAATCCCCATTTATATGGATATTCTATTCCCCGCCGACCCATCTAAATCTTTTGATATCAAGCCAGGTGAAGAATCAGATGAGAATGCTATTCCTGCCTTAAAGAAAATTATTACCTATCAGTTGGGAAATGTGGGAAGGGATGTAGGTGGGCTATTTAATGTAGTAGAAGAACATATTAAACAGTTTGAAATATATGGATATTCTCTTACCAAAGTCCCCTGGATAGAAAAAAAAGAAAATGGCAAAACTATCTTTGAAGGACCAGATATTGAGATATGTGATATCTTTAATGTCTTCCCTGATCCTGCCACTAAAGATATAAATAGTAGTTGGATAGTTATCAGAAAACCCGATGTCTTTGTATCACATTTGAGACAATTAGAGAAACAAGGGATTTATCATAGCATTATAGATTTAAAAGATACTTCTCAACCTGGCGGGGGTGGAGGACTAACTGGCGAAAATAAGATTAATACCGACCGAGTAGAACTACTGGAATATCACGGTGATATCCCCAAATCCTTATTAGAAGGGAAAATTAGTGATGAAACACAAGTCAATCCTTATGAGGACGATTATATTAGGGCAATAGTTACCATCGCTAATCGAAAAGTTTGTATTCGCAATGTAAAATATCCTTATGACTGCGGGAATATCTTCGTTTATGCCTCAAAAGATAAAATGCCTAATGAACAGTTTGGGGTAGGCACTGGAGAAGATATTCAATCCTATGCGGAAGAATTAACTAATGCCCACAATAAATTATCTGACTGCGTTAATATCATTGCCAACCCTATGGCTATCATCAACCAGCAAAAGATGGCTGGTATATCAGGGGGAATAGTTATCTCCCACCCGGGGAAATTATTCTTTACTAACCCCAATGTAGATGATGTTAATAGGGCAATGGCTTTCGTGAATACTACTGCCCAGGCTGCCTCACTTAGTCCCTTGATCACTTTTATCAGAGTGTTAGAAGAAAAAATACAAAAAACTACTCAAGCCGTTCCCGTTATTTCTGCTATGCCTACTTCCAAAGAATTACCTGAAACCTTAGGAGCAACCAGAATAATGCAGGGGAACGCTGCAGAACCTATAAAACATATTGTGAAACATTGCCTTGAACCTTGGTATCAAAGAGTATTAGAAATTATCTATAAACACAATATACAATTTTTTTCTAAAGAGATGGCTTATCGAGTATTAGGCAAGGAAAAAGGGGCTATATGGGAAGCTGAAAAAAAGAGGAAAGAAATTAAAAAAGAAGACATTAAACTGGCGGGTAATCCTGATTTTATCCCTCGTGGGGTAAGCATATTTGAAGAAAAACAGGTAGAATTATGGAATTTATTACAACTTATAAAAATGGTACCGAGGTTTTTAAAACCTGTTACTGATCCAATGGGGAATGTACAAGTAGACGCAGAGGGTAAGCCAGCTATGGAACCGGTGTTTAATTTAGAAGAGATAGCTAAGCGGGTGGGAGAAAGTATGAACTTTTCTGATTTAGAAAAACTAATCCCGGGGTTAAAAGAAGAAAGGGAACGAAAAGAGGCTAAAATGATTACCACTAAAGCAGGAATATCCACTCCTGCTACCCCACAACAAGGGGCAGGCAGGATGGTTCCCCCGCAAACTCCTGTCCCTGTGGGGGTTTCACCAACAATACTAGCGGGGGGTAGAAGACCAATAATTCAAGGGGGTAAAATATGAGCAAATATGATGAGATTATCGAAATAGCCGACCGAATAAGAACAACTATTAATACTGCTGGCTGGAAAGATATATTAAATTTTATGAAGAATAAAAAAGAATATTATACCCAAATAGCCCTTACTGAAAAAGATTTATATAAAATATACTACGCTCAAGCCTTCGTAGAAGCTATTGATACCATTAATTTAGAAATAAATGGACTTATCAGAGAAGGCAATGAGGCAGAGAAATTAAGAAAAAAATAAGAAAGGAGTATTTTTCGCTATGACTGAAGAAAAAACCAATAACCAACCATCTACCCCGGAAGGAAAAGTAGATGAAGGACTGGAAAAAACAGAAGATTATAGCGGGCTTTCCAATGAAGAGCTTGAAAAATTAGTTAAGACTGGAGAAGTACCCAAACCAGCCGAACCTGTAGGTGTTGCTAAACCAGAGGAAGAATTACCCGATGACTTAAAGGGTAAATCTGCCGAAGAATTAGCTAAAGCCTACATTAATATCCGTAGGCTACACGCTAACCAGGATAAAGAACTGGGAGAACTACGAAAGTTTAAAGAAGAAGCGGTAAATCTGGATAATCAAATAAAACAATACCAGATTGATGCTACTTCCAGGAATCTCGTAGAAACTGAAATTAAGGCAATGAGTGAGGAGGAAAAGCAAAAGTTTTATGATGACTTTAGCGAAGACCCCACTAAGGCACTGATGCCTTATATCTCCAAAGCTATAAAACCGATAGCCACAATACTGGCCAGGCAAGCCAATGAAGCAGAAATTAAGCGATTAGAAGATGAAACTAAGGAGTCCAGAGTACCTTATAACCGAAAGGCCGTAGATAAAATACTGGCAAGTTATACCAGAGCTGATGGCAGAAATGAACTATTTGACCGCTATGGCACTAAGGCATTTCAACAGGCTTATGACATTTATTTCAAGCAAAATATCAATCAGGCCATTGAGAAGGAAAAGAAAGAATTCATTGAGAAAGCGAACAGAGAAGCAGAAGAATTAGCCAAGAAGAAATTACAGATTTATACCGAACCACAAGGAGTAACTTCTGTTTCTCCCAGTGGATCAACCGATTACGAACATATGTCTATGGAAGAACTGGAAAAATTGGTTGGAAAACCGAAAGATTAATTAAAATATTAATCTATAATTCACGGGGGGAAAATAAAAAATATAAATAAGAAAGGATGTGAATTATAGTGGGAACTGCAACCACAACCACAACCCTTACTCCTCTTATGAAGACTTATTACGATAGGAAACTGCTTGAATTTGCCGAACCAATAATGGTAGCCGATAAATTGGCAGACCACTCTCGTGATATTCCTCAAAAAGAGGGTAAGACGGTTAATTTTACTCGTTATGTACCTTTAGATAAAATAACGGAGGCAACTGCTGAAGGGAGTAACCCAGATTATGTCGAAATGGAAGCCTTCAATTTCGAGAAGACCGTCGCTAAGTATGCCAATAGCATAAGACTTACTGAAGAAGTGCAACTTACTGCTTATGATGATGTACTTGACGGGGCGGTTATGCTTCAAGGCATAAATATGGGTGAATCAATCAATTATCAATATAGAAAGGCGATGGCTTTAGGATTCTATCCAATGAGGGTAGATAATTCTACTACTTATGCCAAGACTGGAGCGGTTACTACCTCAACCAGCACTACAGTTATTTGCGATACCAGTTTAACCCAAGCAGACCACTTCTGGGCTGATGGATTGATTATCTTTACCTCAGGCCAGAATGCCGGGAGTGCACATTTGGTTACTGCTTTTGATGCAACTGATGACAAAGTTACCTTTACCCCTGCTTTAAAAGAAAAAGCTGATGTAGGTGATACCTTCCGTATCGTAGTAACTACTGATTTAGCTGATACTAACGTAGTAACTTGTGCAGCAGTAGAAAGGGCTGTAGCCATTCTAAAGAACAACAAAGCACCTAAGTATGATGGTAAGAACTATGTAGGGATTATATCCCCCTTTGTTACCTATGACTTTATGCAGGATTCTGCGTGGGTCAATGCAAAACACTATGCCTCACCTCAAGATATTCTTAATGGAGAATTAGGCAAATGGGGTGGAGTCCGTTGGTATGAAGATACTGAAGCCTGGAAGGAATTAATTAACGACGGAACTGCTCACGAATCTACTCAAGACAGAGGATTTGGATTATATTCTGCATCAGGAACTATCAATCATACTCCGATATTCGGTAAACACGCTCTCGCAGGGACTCGTATATCTGGCGTAAAAGACAAACTTATTATCAAGGTAAGTGGACCACAAGATACCTCTAATGCTACTAATGCCTTTAGCTTAGTATCTTGGAGAGTTTATTTTGTTGGTGTAGTTTTGAACGGGTTATTCGGAGTGAATATCCTAAGTGGTGCAAGCACAGTTGCATAGACTTAAATTAAAAATTAGGCAGGGGTAAGCCCCCTGCCTTTAAAAATTAAAAGGAAGTGAATAATAATGCCAAAAATTGAAAAGAAACACGCACAAGGTTTCGGAACAGGTTATTTATATACTTTACTGGTTGCCCTTAAAGATGATTTAGCTGCCCAGAAAGCTATAATCGATGATATTAAGGATAAATATGAAGACCATCGGCATAGTGTTGCCGGTGGTGAAGGCACAGGAACGAAACCATCTACAGGTGGGGCAACAGCAGACCCAACTGCCAGCATTATAATAGACAAGAAAGATTTAACAGTAACCAGTTAAAAAAAGGTTTGCGGTTAACCTTAAACCGCTTATTCCAGATAAAGATAAAAATATAGATTTATCTGATAATGGAAAAGAAAAAAAGTAAATGCCGAAGAAAAAGAATAAGAATACAGTAAGTGAAGCTCCGATAGCCAAATCTGTATCAGTAGATATTAAAAAAGCTACCAATGGTTATGTAATTTCAACCTGGGATACTGATAAACAAAAAATATATATAGCTAAAAACAAAAAAGAAGCAATAAGATTTGCCAACAAAATTTTAAAATTAAAAGGAGTTTAGCAATGCCTGCAAAATCTAAGGCTCAATGGAAACTAATGAAGGCAATTGCAGAGGGGGCTTATCCTTCTGGTTATAGAGGAATTACCAAGAAGGTGGCTAAAGAATTTATAGACCATCAAAGTCCTAAAGGATTGCCGAAGAAAATAACAAAAAAGAAAAAGAAAAGGTAAGAAATAATCAAAAGAAGGTGATCTTAAATGGCTCGAGTTTTAAGAATTGCTGCGGATACACAATTAGATATTGCTGTCCCCATAAGGATTTTAGGGGCAAGATTAGTCCATACGGCAGCTACAACTTGCGATATTTACGATGAGGCAGATTCTTCAAAGACTGCTGCCGCTAAAAGAATAGCTCTTGTTACTACTGCCAGTAAACTTTCTGATGAAGCTATTTTACCTTATGGCGGGATTTTATTATCTAATGGCTGTTATATTGACTGGACAGCAGGAGAATTATTTTTAGTTATTCCATAGAGAAAGGGGGATTTAATGATGATACCAATAGACCGAAATGAATTATTTGCAAGATTAGATAAAGACAAGAAAGAAATTCAGGATTTACTTAAATTAATAAAAGATGATTTAGAATTTCTTATCAAAGAATCTGATAAAAAAGTAAAAAAGAAAGCCTAAAAAGCGGGTGATGTATTAATGCTTGCAACTATTGCAGAACTTATTACCAGTGTTCGATATTTAGTGAGAGAGCCAACAGCGGCATACTGGTCAGATGCAGAAATTACTACTTATATAAATGAGGCACAAGAGATTATTGCCACCGAGACCAAACTCCTCTCAAAATTATATTCTCATACTCTTACTGCTGATGATATTAAAAATGACCGAGAGATAAGATTGTACAGTGATTTTGTTGCCCTTGATGAAGGGGGAGTACTTTATGATGATAAACCACTGGAACAAACTTCCCTAAAAGAGCTTGATGAACATTTTAGTAATTGGCGGGATACTACGGGTACTCCTACCAGATTTTATTTTAGAAGTGATATGATAGGATTTTTCCCCAAACCTTCTGCTGGTGGGGTAGTTAAATATTATGGGATAGAAAGGGCGCCTGAACTTTCTGGTGATACCGTTCCTCTATCAGGTGATTATAGAACAGTAGCCTTCCGTAGATATATGCGGGATTATGCGGCAGGAATGTGCTGGTATGGGAAAAATGAATATGCCAAAGGTGATAGGTGGATGATGGGATTTGAAAGGGGGATACAAAATATTAATGCCATATTAAATGGGCATCGCAACCAAGGAGCAAAGATAATACCTGCTTATGTACCAAGAGGACATGCATATGCGATTAGATGGGGGAGGACTGATTATGCAGATTAAATTTAATTATGAGGTTAATTGAAAATGGCAAAACAAATAGTGAGGATTCTGGATGATATTAGTCCTTCTGAGCTGAAGTTACGAAATATGTCTCGACCTATTGATGGTTTATATAATATGTTCATTAACGAATTAGGACAAGTAGAAAAAAGGAAGGGCTATGCTAAATACAATACAACCTCTATAGGTGCAGACCATAAAATAGTAGGAATGCATCGATTTTATAAACAGGATACTTCTTCTAAAGAATTTCTGGTAGCATGGAATACCGATATATATAAATTAGCAGAGACTTCCCCTCATGGGGCAACTTCTATTAAAACAGGTTTGACTGCTGATAAGGATACCTATTTTGTTGATTTCCTAAATCACTGTTATTTTGTTAATGGTGCAGATGGAATGTTTAAATATAATCTAACTAATGTTAGAACAGTAGGTATAACTGTCCCTGATGCACCAACTTTTAATGCTAATATTAACGGCTCTTTAACAGCTGGGACTTATTATTTTAAATATACCTTTGTTGATGAAGATGGTTATGAATCTAATGGCTCTCCTGCTTCGGCGGCTATGACTGCGGAAGCTGACCCCAATGATGGTATAAAAATAAATATTGCCGCATCTTCTGACCCTAAAGTAACTAAACGAAGGATATATAGAACTACGGTAGGAGGGGCAATTTATTATTATGATGGAGAGGTGGCTGACAATACTACTCTAACTTATGACTCCACTCAAGCAGATAATACTTTAGGTTCAGCAATAGAAACTGACCACGATGCACCACCATCAGATCCTCACTTAATTACTAAACGTAGGAATAGACTATATCTTGGGCACGATGACGATTTAGTTATATCTCAATTATCAGATTGTGAATATTTTCCACCTGCTTGGTTCATCAAAACTGGTAATCGTCAAAAAATTACAGGATTAGTAGAACAGTTAAATGCACTACCGGTATTTACCGAAAATTCTATCGAGAGATTATTAGGCACTGATGAAGATAATTTTGAGTTTAGGAATGCCTTTTCCAAAAAAGGTTGTTATGCTATTCGTTCATTGGTTATTTGTGATAACTTGTTAATCTATTTAAGTTATGACGGGATATATTATTTTGATGGGGTAACCAGTGGCATATTTAATCAGAGATTAAACAAATATATTAAAGATAATATCAATCGGACTTATAT